TGGACCAGCTTTTGTAACCGTTATTTCAGGTAACATAGGAACTTTTCCACCAGATGGGCCTTTATCTATTATTGGTCCCTGACTAACCTTATCTGGACTAATTGAATCACCTTTATTTGCAGGCATATTCAGTTGATTAGCATTAGGCCCCTTTGTTTTCTTCTTTGTGACTGGTGCTGCATCTCCATAACTAGCTGGTTCTAAATCCATTTTTTGGCCAAATATACTAGCAAAGAATGATTTTATTTTATTAAATACACCGCCTATGCTATCATATAATTTATTTGCAAAATCTTCTGATGCACCACCTAAAGTTAATAGTTGAATAAATCCATTAAAAGCTTCTCTAACACTAAAAACTTGACCTTCTTTGGCTTCTGTAAAACCATCATAAATTCCTTTAATTAAACCAACGATAGCAAAAACAATTAAACCTTTACCCGTAATAGCAAATCTACCAAGTGTTAAGCCTGCTCTTACAATAGAACCTAATGCCTTCACACCTAGAAACAAAGCTTTTCTAAAACCTTTAAGAAGTAATAGTGATAATTTGCCACCAACTTTAAACAATGTTTTAAATAATGTAAATATTGATTTAGCTATAAATTTAACTGCCTTTAAGACAAGCAAAGATTTAAGAACTTCCGTTGTTGTCGCTTTAGAACCTTGCTCACCTCCTGCACTATCACTTACATCTGCACGACTAGCTCCAGTACCCTCATCGGACTCAAGTCTATTTTCTCTAGCTTTCATTTTATCAAAAAAACTTTTAGTTTTTTGTCTCTTTATGAGCTGCGGTATTTTTCTTACATTTCTTGAAATTATACTTAATTCTTTGTTCATTGTTGGTAATACCGCAGAACTTTTTACTATGTTTTGCAGACTTTGATTAACAGATTGAAGTGATAAATTTACTTGACCAAGATTTTCATTGACCTTTTCTATGGTTTCACCATTAGAATCTAATTGTTGAGTTTTTGAGTCACCAGCTTTTGATGTTTTACCTTTACGTTTCATAGCACCAGTCAAACCCTTGGCAGCACCTTTTACAGCACCACCAACTGAACTCTTTATTTTACCTGCGACAAAACCACCTATTTGGTCATACACATCAGCCATTTATCTCTTAGCCCTTTGCATCTGTTGTTGTAGTTCAAGTCTTTCTTTTTCTTTTTTCAAGTAATCTACTAATAGAGAGATATAGATATTTCTTTCCCACGGTATCATATCTTCTAATTCAGACAAACTATACTTATGGTGTTGCATCAAAGCAAAGTTTGTTTCATAATAGTTTTTCAGAGTGTCATAACGAAAGATTAGACGAAAAAATTTTGCATACCCTTTACAGTAATTGTTTCTTTGTGTTCACACTTAGGACAATTAAATTCTAAGTCTTTTTTTATTTCTGGCATTGTGTTAAAAAAATCTTTAAATTTCTCTAAATCTTTTTGTTGTAATGAATCTACAAAATCTTCCAACTCTTTTTTAGGAGTATCTTTTGCATAGTATAATTGTTGATCATCATAAATGTAATCAATACAATCAATCAAAACTTTTAGCATAGCTTCGTTTTCTGACATCTTATCATATTTTTCAAACATTTCAAAAGTTGGGTATTTTAAACGAACACCAACTTTATCTGTTATCTGTATTTTGTCAATATGATTCTCATGTATTGTTGGTTCAATCTCTAAAATATTTACATCAAATTCAAGAACATGATTACATTTTTTCTCGTTTTCTTCTTCATCTTTTATGTTGTTATTACATTTGTATTTTAAGTTTACCACTTCTTCAACTGATCTGGCTCTTAGATTCATGAATAGATATTCTAAATCAAAAGATGGTAAACTATCTACATCTAATTCATCTAACAAACAGTTTTTTAAAACATTTCTAATTGTTGTTACTAATTCTTTTGTGTCATCTGTTTCTGCTGACATCAAAAAGAGTTTTTGTTCTTTGACCAAAAAAGGCCTATAACGAACTGATTGGCCATTTGATATGAGATTCAATTCATATGTTGGCACATCTAGTTTTGGTAATTTAATCATAATTTTTCACCTATAAATTAAAAAAGATTTCTTACTAAATTTGCACCTTTACCTCCAAGTAAAGAAGCTGCAGCTTGACCTATGTCATAACCACCCTCATAAACGGTACTATACTTTTGATATGCAAAAGAAACAGATAGTCTATGAAAACCATCATCAGACCAACTTAATGGTTGAGGTGCAATCCCAACCGGGTAAGCGTCCTCTAAATTTACAACATAAATTTGTTTTATAAAATCATCATATTGTATAATTTTAATTTGAGTATAATATCTTGTTTTTTCACCTTTAGGGAACCTCATATTATTTGTATCAGGTGGCATAATAGCTTCAGTCCACCTTTCAAATAATTTTCTCTCATAAAACTGATTACTACAAATGAATGATAAATTTATATCACCGTATTGCCTTTGATAAGGCACTTTGTAAACTGGCCCATAAATTTTTACATCTGAGGTAAGAAATGTTTTACCTGGTAATTCAGCTGTTTCACATTGTAACGCTAAATAACGTGAAAGAGAAGAGTTTGAAGTTCTTGAATAATCATTACTATCACCACCATTCCTACCTAATGCTCTATTGACAACATCAGATATGTCACCAAACACGGAGTTTGGAAAGTTGAGTATTTTTTCTATAACAGAATTACCCACAAACTGGTTTATGTATGGTGGTATTGGTAATATAACTTCAAATCTGGCTGGTCTCGCTGGACCATCTTTACCTTGTAAATTTGATAGAAACAAATTAGGTGAAAATGACATTAGTTCTCCTTGTTAAGTCTAAGTATTTATGCCAATCCTAAATGTTTTTCTGTTACAAGTTTGAACTCCCAACCACGTTCTTGACAAAATATATCAGCTGCTCGCCATTTTTCTTGATTTACAGCATATGTGGCTGCCTCTTCTAAAAACTTTTTTGTTTTTCTTTTTTGTTTTGGTGGTTTAGTTTGTCTATCGGGTTTAACTTCTAATATAAAAGTTTTTTGTTTTGTCTTTACTATAAAGTCTGGAAAATAACGGTGAACTCTCTGGTCAACTGGTGAACGATAACGTATTGGTAATTCTTCTGATGCCCACCACACAACGGCTTCATTCTCATCAAGATATTTCATCATACGCAGTTCCCATGATGAACGATAAATGATATTACCGGAATTACCATTGTATTTTTTAGGGTTTTGTGGTGTAAATCGTCCTTTATAATACGTTTTTTCTCGTTTGGATGTCATAAATAATATGTATTCAACATAAAGGAGTAGTCATGTCGCTTTTTGGACTCGGAGATATAAAATTTAAAAAAGGTATTGAAGGTAGATCAGGACCTCTTGCTTCACTTGCAGGATCAAAATATGAAAAAACAAACTTTAGATTTCCTATTGATATTGGTAGTGCTGACAAAGGTCATTATATGGTTTTTTATATCAAAAAACAAAAAGCAAGTGAGCTAGACCCAGCTGGAGGTATGGAGTCTGAAACAGCATTTGAAGCTCAAACTGGAACAGCATCGGCGATGTCTGGCGCCGGTAAAGTTTCTAGTCAAATTTCATCAGCATCAAATAAAGTAGCTGGCAGCCTTGGCGCAGGTCAAAATTTTGCTGGTAAAGTTAGTTCTAAGATTAACGCTGCAGCAGATAAAGTTGGTAGTGCCATAGGTGGTGTAACTAGTAAAATATCAGAAGTTGGTGGTAACGTGCAATCAGGTTTGAATAATGTTTTTGGTCAAAAAAAATTACCTTTAGCTGGTAATTCAGCTGCACAAAGAAGCGTCATCTCAAAAAATATCGCATCAATATCATCTAAAAGAAAAGCTGGTGAAGGAGGAATTGCAAGAACTGTAAGTGAAACTCAATCTGCCATAACACTTTATATGCCAGATACTTTATTGTTTAATTTTTCACAAAGTTTTCAACAAGCAAATCCAGGTAAAGAGTTAGCAGGTCAGGTAGCTGCACTCAGCGGAGTAGATGCTCAAACTAGTGGTGGAGGTGGGCCTACTACTTTACCAGGAGCAGTAGAGAGTGTAAAGGGAGCTGCTCCTAGGGCAGCGGCCGAAGCTGCTATTAGAACCGCAGGATCTTTAACTGGGTCTGGAGGATCCGCTGCCGTGGCTATAGCTGCAGCCACAGGTAGTGTTGTGAACCCTATGTTAGAAATGGTTTACTCTTCACCAAATTTTAGGTCATTTCAGTTTGATTTCAATTTTTATCCAAGAGATGAGAAAGAGGCTCTTGAAGTACAAAAAATACTTAAAATGTTTATGTTTCATCAAGCACCAGAAGTTTTACAAACATCTCCTGGTTTTTTAATACCACCATCAGAGTTTGATATTAAGTTTTATTACGCAGGTAAAGAAAACCCAAATATACCTGTTATTGCACCTAACTGTATTCTTACAACCATGGATGTAAACTACGCACCTCAAGGGGCAGTTTTCTATGAGTCGTTTGGTGGTGAACCATCACTAGGTGGCACAGGTATGCCATTTGGTGTAAATTTAGTATTACAATTTCAAGAGACTATATTTCTTACTAAGAAGGATCTCAAAAATGAGCTGGAAGAAAAATCAGACAATAATTCAATTAACAATGAATCAAGTAGTTATTACAATCCGAAATAGGAAATTAAATGGCAAAGTATTTTAGACATTTCCCAAAAACATTTTATTCATTAGATGAAAATTCTGATGGTTTAGACACAGTAACAAATGTTATTGCTAGATTTAAAATAGCAGAGGGCCTAATAGAAAGTACAAATATATTTTACCCATATGATGTTAAAGATACTGATACACCTGAAATAATTGCAGATAAAATATATGGTAGTGTAGAAAGACATTGGATTGTATTATCTTTGAATAAAATAGTAGACCCTCAATGGGATTGGCCTTTACAAGAAAATAACTTTATAAATTTTGTCGATAAAAAGTATACATCTAATGGTGCTAATGATACTCAAAATTTGTCTTCCACAAGTGCAGATGCAGGCATCACTACTATCACGGCAGCGAATGGATCTTTAACAATACCTTTTAAACAAATAGCTGCCAATAATTTAATCACATCACCAGCTGCACAACCAAGATTAGGAGCTGGCGATAGAATATCTTTAGATGGTGGTCTAAGTTTCTCTAATGTTGCTAGTTCAAATACCACACACATAACATTACAAACAGCTATTACATCAGCAGTATCAAATAATACTTTAATATTTAAAAATATTCCGAAAACTGGTATACGCTGGGCTCAAAATGAAAGTAATATAAAAAAATATTTTAAAGTGGTAACTAGAACAATTACAGCAGGTGCTTCTAATAGAAATTCTAAAAGTAGGACCGTTCAAATTGAAAAATTAGAAGTTGATGCCAATACTTTTGCAGACTTAACTTTAGGTACAACATTCGATAGTAAAGTACCAGATGGCACTAGCGTTTTAGAAGTTGTAACAGCAGAGACACAAAGTTATTATGCGTATGAATTTGATGAAAATGAGAAGAAAAGAAAAATTAAACTACTTAGACCAGAGTTTGCACTAGATTTAGAGAAATCATTTAAAAGAGTGTTTAAATAATGAATACATCTGAGCAACTTCGTGATTCGCAACAATATTTTATAAATGATTTGACAATTGTGTCAAAAGGTGAGTCAATTGATATAAAAGAAATTTTTGTAGAGATAGACTTATTTGACTCTTTGTTTATGCCTGTGATGAGTGGTAAACTTTTAATATCAGATGCAACTGGTATTTCATCAAAACTTTTATTTGATGGCTCTGAAGTTTTGTTGATTGATATATCAAAAGTTGAGGGTTCAGAAATTGGTGAATTTAAAAAAGCATTTAGAATATATAAACAATCTGACCGTATGCCAGCCTCAGAAAGAGTTGAAAACTATATTTTAAATTTTGTTTCAGATGAATTACTTTTTTCAGACCAACAACGTGTAAATCAATCATATAGAATGACATACATGGAAATGGTTGAAAGAATTATGTTAGACTATCTAAAAATACCACCTAATAATTTGAATGGTCTGTATGAAGAGTCAGCTGGGGTGCGTGATGTAATTATACCAAATTTAAGACCGATTGAGGCAATACAATGGATTGCAAAAAAAGCTGTTAATATGGATAACTCACCTAGTTACGTTTTTTATCAAAACTTATTAGGTTATAACTTCATAACTTTATCTAAACTTTTATCCGAAGATATTATTTTAGATATAAATTTTGAATCAAAAAATAAAGAAGAGGGTGCTAATGCACTTGAAGAAATGTCTACAGCTAGATCATTTGAAGTTGTATCACAAACTGATGGTATCAAAAAAGCACGTGCTGGTGTAAATGCTGGTACATTTATTGGATTTGATCCACTCACTCGCATGATTTCAAGAAAAGCATTATCATACTTAGACCATTTTGAAAACATGAAACACTCCAATCCAACACCAAATTTTTCAGCTCAAGTAAACAAAGATGGTTTATTAAATACAGAAATGTATGACTCAAGAATTGTTTTAGATACATTTACTACAACTAGACAACTAAGTGAATACGTTAAATCTCATGATCCAGAATCGATAGCATATGGATCGAGGTCAGAAGATTATGCTTTTCAAAGAAAATCAATATTTGCAAATTTGGATTCTAAAAAACTTAAAGTAGTTATGCCTGGTAATTTTCAACTTACTACTGGTTTCAATGTGAATATTGATGCACCTTTTTTTGGAAAAAAGACTGATGCAGAGGACCCCTCAGACCCAAGTTTATCTGGAAAATATTTAATTATAGGGTCAAGACAAATCATAAAAGGTTCTAATGATGGGACACATGAAACAGTTATAGAGGTTGCTTCTACATCATCAGACCAAGAATTTATAACACAAAGTACACCTGATCAAACAGCGATATTAGAGTCATATTAAGATGAAAAATCAAGAACAATTTTTAGGTAAAGAAGGTTTTGTTTGGTGGACCGGTATTGTTGAAGATAGACAAGACCCACTTAGATTAGGCCGTTGTAGAGTGAGATGTGTTGGTTGGCACCCTAACGATAAGATGCGTGTGCCTACAGCTAATCTACCATGGGCTCAGTTGATGTTGCCTACAAATAATCCACACCCTTACCCACCTAAAGAAGGTGATATGGTATTTGGTTTTTTTCTTGATGGTGATAGTGGCCAAGATCCAGTAATATTAGGGGTTTTTCCAAGTATACCTCTTCAAGAGCCAAATCCCCAGGAAGCATTTAACGACCCCAGGACGCAAGAAGAGTTAG